ATGGACCTGTGCCAGCGCGGCGATCTGGGGTGCAACCGTCTGGAAATGCTCGGCCTGCCCGGCGAAGGATTCCAGTTCGGTCTGGGCGCGGAATTGTGGCGCATCGGGGCCAAGCTGCGGTGCGCGGTCGCGGGCTTCATAGGCGGCAAGACGCTGGCGCATTTCCTTGACGGCTGGATCCTCGAACGGGTCTTCCTCGCCGTCGCCTGCCGTTGCCACCAGCTTGAATCCGAACCGTTCTGCGGCCTTTCCAAGGATTTCCTGCGGGTTGCCGAATTGCGTAGCCGCCCAAGCCAGATAGTCGGTCGGATTTCGCATGGCATAGCCGTTGATTTCGATCAGCCGTTCCATGGCCTGCTTAGGGCTGACCCCGTGCATTTGAAGTTCCTGATCACGCCCCTGGAAGATCGACATGACTTCATCGGCCTGCGAGACGCGGGCGCGGATGGCATCGCGCTTGGCCTCGGGCACATCAGACAGCAGCGCATCAAGGTCGGCATCCGGTGCGGGGGCCTCGGCCTCAGTTGCCGGGGGCTGATCCTCGCCGGGCGGTGTATCCTCGGCCTTGCCCTCGGGCGCGGTGGTTTCCGGCACCTTGGCCGCGGCGCGCTTGGCAGCGTCGGCATCGCCGACCAGATCCATGCCTTCTTCGGCGGAAATGACATCGGGCGTCTTGGGTTCGGTGTCTTCGCCTGCGCCGAAAGCGATGTCCTCGTCTTGGTCGTCGTCGCCCTTCAACATGCCAATCAGCTTGTCATAGGGCACATCCTCCAATTCGATGGCGTCATCATCGCGGTCGATGTCGGTGCCGTCGTCCAGATCACGGGGGTTGGCCATGTCACATGCTCCTTGGCTTGGTGTGGGTTTTGACCGGGCCGGTGGCGCGGTGCAGATGGTAGGTATTGAGGCTGCGCAAGAGCGCGTTGGTCAGTTCGCCGCGGACCAGATGGCGGCTGCGCTGCGTTTCCGGTGAGGCGCTGCGCAGGCCGATGGCGGCATCAAGTGTCTGCATGATCTGCCCGCCCAAGCGTTCCAGCGCCTCGCGGAAGCGCTGTTCCTCGTCATCTTCGGTGGATCGGGGCGCGATCAGCGGGGCGGGCCGTTCTGTCATTTCGCTATCTCGATCTTGTTGATGTCGATTTCTTCGGCCTCGGCGGGGTCGGTTTGACCGATCACCTCCGTGGGCGGGCGGTTCAGCGGGTCGGTTTCCTGCGCGCGCTTGAAGTCCTCGACAAATTCATTGAGCCACTGGCGCTCGGTCGGCTCGGGCTCGGGCGTCACGCCCTCGTCCCACTCCACCAGGTCGTGACGGTCCATGTAGGTTCGCTTGTCGCGGTGGTCGTTGATGATGACCGGCGCGTCATGCGTGCCTGCCACGAAGGGTTCAAACTTCGGCGCAATCATGGGGGCGGCCAGCTTGGCGCGGGGCGGGGCTTCCTCGCGGCAGTTATCCGGCACATGCCCGACCTGGTGCCAGCCGCCGCAGAAGCGACAGAGGCGCGACCGCGTTCCCGGTGCCGCGTCACGGCTGTCGCGCGGGCCGAAAATGCGGGCGTACTCGTCGCCCAGGTCGGACATGGCGATGCGTGTCACGGCGCGGGCTCATAGGTGGCGGCGAAAATATGGTCTTTGCAGGGGTAAAACTCGCCAACCACCCCTTTGATCACCCAATCGCCCGGGTCGGCGCGGTGCTGGCCTTCCAGCGTGTCGATCAGGATGCAGTAGCCCATGGCATCCTTGACGAACGCGCCCCCGCACCATTCGGCAATGCCCTTGGCCTTGATGGCTGCGTCGGCGCTTTCATCTGGGTCGGGTATCTGCCGCGCCTCGATCACGACGGGTTTCTTGCGGTACATCGGCATGGACTAGGCCCCCGCCTTTGCTTCGCGCGCCTCGATCTGGGCGCGGACAAAGCAATCCTTGGCTTCCAGCAGCTTGCGCAGGCCAGCGGTCTTCTCGGCGCCCTCTGGCAGTTGCTCGTTCATCATCAGGGCCAGTTCACGGATAGGACCTGACACCGCCTGCAAGTCTGCGGGCAGATGGCCAAACTCAAACCATTTGATCATGCGGTTGGCCATGGTCAGCGCTCCACCGGAAACGCTGCAATGCGCTCTGCCAGGATACGGGAATACTCGGCCATCACTTCGGCCTGCCGAAACAAGCGCAGGCGTTCCAGTTCTGGCAGGCTGCTAAAGATCACAGAGCCAAGAAATGACCGCAGTTTCATCAGCCGCCCGTCCAGTTCGGCCTTTTCGTCAAAAACGCGCTGTTCGTGGGGTTGGTACTCGATAGCGGCGATCTGGCTGTTAATGTGATCCAGCGTCACCCGGTTGGGGGTTTTCTGGACGGCTGCGCTTTCGGCATCAGAGGCGCGCAGGGCTTCGCTTTGTGGGATTTGCTCGGTCATCGTCTCAAGTCCTCCTTGGGCTTGGGTTGGGTCGGTCAGTTGCTTGGCGGGGCGGCCGGCAGCTCCACCGCTTCGGCCATGCCTTCGGCGGCGCGGGCCATCAGGTCGGCGCCCTTCATCTTCATTTCGTGGGACCGCTCGGCCTCCTTGTCGGCCATCCGCATCTTCTCAATCTCAAGGTCTACCTTGGCGCGGATCTGGGCGACCTGCACTTGCACCTCGGGCTTGTCCTCGCCCTCGGGCATTTCGTCGGGCAGATCGGCGATCATGGATTCCAACGTGCGTGACTTCGGGAAGGCACGGACACCGAACAGCAGCAGTTCCTTGGCGGTCTTCATGTCGAATTGACCGGACCCGACCAGCGGGATGATTTGTTGGACGAAGGAGGAAAACGCGCTCAGGAATTCGATGCGGGCTTCCTTGTCCTCTTGCTCGTCGGCGAGGATCGTGGATTGCGTCTCGATGGTGATTGTGATCTTGCGCGTCAGATCGTTGCGCAGGCGATCATGCACCATTTCCCAAGAGGTTTCGGGGATCCGGTCTTTCGGAACGGGTGGCGGCTCGGGCGGCATAGGCGGCAGAATTGCGGCCAGCGCTGCCGGGTCTGCGCCCTGGGCCTGCGCTTGCTGTTCCAGCGCTTGGCGTTGCTGCATCATCTGGGCGAAGGCGGCGTGCGCCTGTTCCAGCGCTTGACGCTCGGCAATCATCTGCGCCCGGTCGGCTTCGGTCAGGGGCAGGTCAATGTTGCAGATGCTTGCGAGGATGGCCGTGTCGAACATTTCCACCGCGATTTCCACAAGGATACGCAGCATGTCGCGGACGTAGAGCGCCATCTTGCGCTGCCGGCTGGACAGCCGCATCCCGGCATACTTGCCCTTGAGGTTCTGCGCCGTGGCGGATTCGCGTGGGTCGCCCTGGGCGCGCATGATGTCGGACACCCCGGACGCCTCAAACATGCGCTGTTTGGCTTGCTCTCTAAGCATGCCAAGGGCTTGCAGCGCTGCAACCATGGCGTCGATCGGTAGCCACTGGATCAGTTCGCGGGTGCCGCCCTTGTCCATCAGCGCGGCCCAGGCTTGCGCCGGGTAAACCGCGTTCTTGCCGCTCAACAGGTTCTTTACCTCGTTCTCGGCATTGCCCGGATAGACACCGGCCACGGCCAAGACCTTGAGGATTTCCTTCATCTTGCGGGTGGCTTCCTCCACCTCTGCCGCCGCCGCCTCGTAATAGCGGATGTCGGGCCGGGGGTTCATGCTTGTGCCCTTGGTCGTGGCCAAGAGGGGCTTGGGCATGGGCCAGAAGCCTTCGAGGTTCAGCGGGTCTTGATCCTCGTCCAAGATGCTGTGCGCGCAATCCGGGCTCCACCAGATCACCTTGCGCTGCTCCATCACCCAGATTTCCCAGACCGTCGCGGTATCGAAGGGGGATTTCGGGGCATCGCCGGATGTCAGCGCGTCGTTCAGCGCGTCGGGGCTGTTGCGGTCGGCATCGCCATAGGCGCGGCTGCGGTCAATCAAGCCCTTCTGGTTGAAGCGTACCGATGCGGCATGTTCGGGAAACGCCTGCTCGATCTTGCTCCGGGTCATCGGAACCTCGAACGCGATCCAAGGCGTGTTCTCCCAGCTATGGCCGGGGGCGATCACCAAGCGGCGCCACTCCCAATGCCGGGCATGTACGGATTCCTCGACCTTGCGCTCCATCCCGGTCAGGGGATCGACCTCAAACTTGGCCTTGTAGAAGGCGCGGGCAGCACCGCGACCGGCCAACAGCCAATCATCCCGCACGCCTTCCATCGCCCCGTCAAAGTCGGTGGTGGACAGGATGTACTGCGCCAAGCGCTGGCCTGCCTCGGTGGCCATCAGGTCGGTTTCGTCGGTGGCCTTGCCGTCGCCCCGGAACCGGCGCTGCACGACGGGCGTGGGCGTCTCGGAGAACAACAGCGGCTTGAGAACGTCGATATTGCCGTGAACCGTCGAGGTCGTTTCGGATATTTCGTTTGCGGCAGCGCCGGCCTTGGAGTCCCGAACCGACGGGTCTTCATCCGGCCCGAAATACAGGTCTTCGGCGTGTTCGGCCTCGGTGCGCCAGCGGCGTTCTTGGATCAGCGCGGTTTCGATCTGCTTTTGCCAGAACAGTGCGCGTTCATCCGGGCCGCGCTCTGCGGCCTCGGTGTCGCTTTCGGGCGCGTCATGCCCGCGCTGCGGCGCATAGTCGGCAGCGGCATCGCCGTCAGCCCCAAGCGCGCCAACCGGCACAATGTCCAAATCTGCCATTCCCGAACCCTGCGGTGACTGTGAAGGCGACCGTAACGGGTGGAATCCGGGCCGTGCGGCAAACCCTAGCGGCCTTCGCGGTCCCAGAGGTCTTCCAGAGTGTCGCCATGCGCCTCGCGCGGCTTGCCGGGCTTCTGGCCCAGCAGAACCCGGTCAATGCCTCGGGCGAACAGGGTGGCGGTATCCACCGTGTCATCTTTGGTGCCACCGGGGAACGTCATCAGTTCCTTCTCGAACGCATCGAGGTGAACCAGCATTGCCTCGCTGACCTGATGGCGGTGCGGCAGGTACATCTTGCCCATGGCGGCAAGGCCCAGAAGCGCTTGGGCCCGGCTAGGCTTGTCGGTGGTGCTGGCGATCTGCAACCGGGACACAAAGATGCGCTCGTCCTGCATCGTGGCATTGATCAGCGGCCCCACGGCCTTGATGATCTGGCCCTGTTCCTCGAATGCGCGCAGGGGCTTCCACTTGCGCACCAGCCTGATCCATTCACGGATCCACACATCCGATTGCGTGCGGCCCCGCCACATATCCAGCAGGAAAATGTTGCGTTCCTCGTCCACGGCCCAGACTTGGTGAACCGTCCAGTCGGGATTGTCGCCTTGCCCTTCCTCGGTCACGGCATAGTCGGACGCGATGTAGACCTGTAGGCGCGTCAGATCGAGGGTCGCCCGCTCGTAGCGCTGGATGTGATCGGCGGTGAACATCAGCCCTTCGGCCGGGCTTGGGCGTTGCTGGAACAGCGCCGACCAGATCCAGCCGCCGCGCTTCTTGGCGGCGTCGAATTTGTCAGCGAATTCCTCGGGCCACATATACTCGCCCATCTGGCGGCCCAGCGGGTCGTCTTCCTTCTCGGCCATGGCGGGGATCGAGAGCACATACCATTCCTCGCCCGTCTCGCGGTCCTCGAATAGCCCGGTTTCGCCGTCGTAATCGACCGGCAGGATGCGCCCGGCCACGTCGTCCTGATGCCAGCGCGTGGTGATCATCAGGGTTTTCTTGCGGCCCTGTAGCGAGGAAACGAGGTCAGCCTTGTACGTCTCCCAAGCCTCTTGGCGCATGTGTTCCGATAGGGCCATCTTCCGGCCCTTGATCAGGTCGTCGCAGATCAAGAACGAGGCCGGGTTGCCGTGCGTGCTGCCGCCCATGAGACCGAAGCCATTGAATTC